GGTAAGCGGGAAGTTCGGAAATTGCTCACTTTATGAAACCGAAAATAGCAGTTCTATTCTTTTTAAAAAAAATTAAAGGAGGTTCAAATGAAACAACTTGATTGGCATCTTGAAAAAAGAAACTTAAAGGATTTGAAAGATTATTCTAAAAATCCGCAAACGGCAAACCAGGAGCAACGTTCAGAGATTCGAAAATCAATTAAAAAATTTACTTTGATTGAAAAACCTATAATTAATCTTGACGACACAATCATCGGCGGTCATAGTCGCCGAAGTATTGAAATGGAACTCGGGAAGAAGATTATCGCTTGCTGGGTTCCAAATCGAATGCTCACCGATGAGGAAGTAAAAGAATTAAATATTCGTCTGAATAAAAACCATGGGGAAATGGATAAGGATATACTTGTACACAATTTCGGAATGCACGACCTGTTGGACTGGGGTTTTAAAGAAGATGAGATTGCTGATGATTATGGTGCCTTAGAACCCGAAGTTGATTTCGGAAAGGAAGGTAATAGCGAAGAACCTATTCTTAAAAATAAAGAAGCAATAGTGCATTGCAAAATTGGCGATTGCTTTGATATCGACGGCAGGCATATTTTATTATGTGCGGACGCAACTCAGAGCAAGAGTTATGAAACATTGCTGGGGAAGAACAGAGCACATTTGGTATTTACGGATCCGCCATACAATATTAATTATAAATCAAGCGCTGCCAATTCTTATGACGAAGGCAAGTACGGACACCTCAAATCATTCGAAGACGATAAGACATTAACCGGTTATCATTATTTCATAGCGGCAGTAGTTGAGAATTTATATAAATTCACCGCTTCAAAAACACCAATTTATTTTTGGATGGGGGGAAGTTTTGAAGATATCGTCAAGTCAGTTTTTAGGATAAATAATTATAGCATCCAACCCGATATTGTTTGGCTGAAGAATGGTATCGTTTTTGGGCATGGAACTTATCATAATTGTTATGAACGTGCTGGTTTCTTTTGGAAGGAAGGCAAACGACCATATTATAATAGGAAACTAACTGCAAAAGAACGTAACGTTTGGCTGAATATGGACAAAATGACATTCGTTGACTACTTAAACGTGTGGTACGAAATGAGAGATAACACGAGTAAATATGTTCATCCCACGCAGAAGCCAATTAATCTTGCACTCCGTGCAATCAGAAATACTTCGAAAGTCGGTGATATTATTCTCGATGTATTCGGAGGCAGTGGTAGTACATTGCTCGCTGCGAATAATGTCGACCGCAGATGTTATATGATGGAGTACGATCCATTTTACATTGACGTTATAATTCGCCGCTACAAAGAATTTTTTCCAAATGCTAAAATTAAATGTCTTAATCGAAAATTTAATATCGAGAAAATATGGATGAACAAATTGTAAAAAAAACAATTGAATATATTTATCGAGGTTATACACTTAAAGAAATTGGCAAGGCATTAAGTGAAACTCATGATTTATCAGTAGAGGAAATCGATAAATATGTTCACGAAGCAAATCTGTATTACTACAATAAAATAGCTCAACTCGATAAGAGAGTCGAGTTTGGAAAATCTATCACACGATTGCATCGGCTTTTCGCAAATGCTCTTACTGACCACGACTATACTGCCTGCTTAAGGATTCAAAAAGAAATAAACAATTTGCTAAAGTTAAAACCACCGGAAGATACTAAGCCCAACAACAGTGACTACGAATATAATGAATGAGGTATAGATGAGCATTATTTATAAGCCCAAAGGCAGAGCAATGGAATATTCACCGCTGGCTCTTAACCATTACCGTGGATGTGACCATGGATGTTCCTATTGTTATGTGCCAAAAATATTTGCAAGAGACCGCAAGTATAATCATAACGTTGTAACCGAAAGGAAGGATGTTATCGCAACATTAAAAAAAGAAGTAACCAAATATAAAAATTGCGATGAGCCAGTGCTGATGATGTTCACTGGCGACCCGTATTGTAAATACAACGATAAAAAAAAATTAACACGGAAAGTTCTTAAACTGTTACTGGCGAATAATATCCGAGTAACAATTCTATCGAAGGGGGGTAAGCGTATTTTACAAGATTTAGATTTGTTCAAACAATTTGGTGACCGAATTAAAGTCGGTGCATCGCTAACGTTTAACGATAACGCTTCGAGTTTAGAAAATGAACCGGGTGCTGCGTTGCCATTGGAAAGAGTTGAGGCTCTCGAAATATTAAAAGACAATGACATAAAGACGTGGGCATCCATCGAGCCGGTGATTTATCCCGAGGCTTCATTGAGAATGATATATCGCACCTTGCACTGTGTAGATGAATATAAAGTCGGCAAATTAAATCATATTAAATCGAATATCGATTGGAAAGATTTTGCTTTTAGAGTAATAAAATTACTGAGGGCTACTAACAAAAATTTTTATATCAAAAAAGATTTAATGATTTATCTTGATAAGAATTTAAATGACAAATGCCATTAATAACATTAAATCAAATCGCAGACTTGCTGTTGGTAGAACCGCGATGGATAAATCGACTGGTGAAGGAACGTGGCTTTCCGAAGGAGGGGCACGGGCAGTATGACCTTAAGGAATGTGTTAATTGGTACGTTCGTTTTCTCAAAGAAGAGAATAAAAATAAAAACAATACTGAAGGATATAGTGAAGCGAAGGCACGAAAAGAAATCGCACTCGCGAACAAACAAGAACTTGAATTTCTCGTCAATGCTGGGAAATATCTTCCGGTTGATTTGATAGAAGATTCGTGGTTTAAGCAATTCAGTACATACAATAAATTGCTGGATGCTATTTTGATTAAAGAAGCGAATAAATTATTGAGGGCTAAAACTAAAAGTGAAATTGCAACAATCATAAAAGAGGCACTGTATAAAATAAGGGATGAATTCGCAACGACAGATATATCGCAGTCCGATACCGGAGAGAATAATATTAAAGAACCTGAAGTTACTCGAAAGCAATCTGCGAAGAGTAGTAAAGCCAAAGGAACGGCTAAGCGTAAGCGAGTGGGCAAAAAGAAATCGAGTAATAGGACCACCCGACGCTGAGTTCTATGGACCTTGGAGCGATGCCGGGTTTGAATACCTCAACGAATTCATGGACGTCTATACCGACCCGCTGATTCGGAAAATCACGGTTCGGAAATCCGCACAGACCGGCTTCACACAAGCGATGATTAATATAATCGGTTACATAATCGATATGCAACCAGTCCCGATATTAGTCTTATACCCCAACGATAACGCCGCACGGAAATTTTCCAAAAGGAAGTTGAAACAAATGCTCGATGATAGCGAGCGTCTTCAAGGCAGAGTTAAGGAAGCGAAGACAAAAGATGCTGATAATTCTGTTCTGGAAAAAGCATTCCCTGGAGGATTTATAAGTATGTTCGGTTCGAATTCCGTATCGAATTTAGCGAGCCAAAGCGCTGGTGTTGTTATGGTAGATGATGCCGATAGAATTCCTTTCACCGCTGGAGATGAAGGCGATACAGTAAGTTTAATCGCCAAACGTTTGCAAGGCAGGATGGAGACGAAGCTAATTCAAGTTTCAACTCCGACGGTCAAAGACCTTTCGAGAATTGAATTTGAATATTTAGTTTCCGACCAACGGAAATTTTTTGTACCATGTCCGGAGTGCGGAACGTATCAAGTACTTGTATTCGCGAACTTAAAAGGATGGCATATCGCCGAGGGTAATTACGATTTCGCTAAAACTTATTACGAATGTAGCAGAAAGAATTGTAGGGCTCATATCTATGACCGCGATAAATATCTGATGCTGGAAAAGGGAGAGTGGCGAAAAGGAAATCCCGAAGTAATAGACCACGCTGGCTTCTTTATCAACGAACTCTATTCGACATTACCGAAGGCATCGTGGGATAATATCGCTCGCGAGTTCATTCTTGCGAAGGGCAATCCTCATAAATTACAGGTGTTTGTCAATACCGTGCTTGGTGAGACATGGGAAGATAGAGGCAAACAAGTCGAGGGTGAAGAATTGCTCAAGCGTTGCGAACCATATCCGAAAGTTACCGATGCGGAGACTGGCGAAGTTACAACCCTTCTTCCCGAAGGTGTTCTATTATTAACCGCTGGAGCCGATGTTCAGGAAGCCCCGAACAGAATTGAAGTTGCGGTTAAGGGCTGGGGAATGTACGAGGAGTCGTGGTTTATTATGTATAAGATTTTTCACGGCGACCTCGATGTTCCATATATTCCCGAGGCTGGGAATATATGGTTCGATTTCGAGACATTTTTATTCTCGACTTTCCGGCATGAGCTCGGTTTCAATATGAGAATTGCATCGGCTATTATAGATTCAAGATATAAGACATCGCAAGTCCAACGCTTCGTAAAGCAACGAGAGAGACGAGGTTTGTTCTGTGGGCAGGGACATGCAGGAGCTGGACGTCCCATTCTCGGACGCCCCTCACAGGCGAATAAATATAAAGCCACACAATTTATTATCGGTGTGGATACGGCGAAGGATACAATCTATGGACGACTTACAATCGATAGCTACGGTCCAGGTTATATGCACTTCCCGAAAGGTCGGGAAGATTGCGATGAGGAATATTTCAAACAATTAACCGCTGAAAAAAAAGTTACACGCTTCAATAAAGGTGTGGCTGTTAAAGATGAATGGGTAAAGATTCGTCCACGCAACGAGGGGTTAGATTGCGAAGTTTATGCTTTGGCTGCACTCGAACGGCTCGGTGTGAGAAGCTGGACGGGACTCCGAGAAGCGGTGAAGAGAAAAGCCGATACCGAGGAAATGGAAGAAGAAAAGAAATCGAAACAAAAAATTAAAATGCGAAAAAGAAATTATGTTAATAGCTGGAGGTTCTAATTAACGGCATAAATTTATATAGAGTTTATCGGCATACATTTCCGAAGCCGGAAAAATCTCGGAAGTATGAAAAATTTTTCCGATTGAAATTCTCCGGTTATACACGTCATCACTTGTTGGGAAATATTAAGAATGATTATTTTGTCATCCCAATGGAATTTAATAAACACATGATGGCTGAAGTTGAACGCTCTGTTTGCTTTCTTCGTAACATAAATTTTTCAATGTCGATTCTTATCGAGTACTTCCAATACATCGGGGGCAGTAGCAAGATAAGCAATAAATATTCTTGTCGTAATTATACCGAATTAAAGAACCTTCCTTATGCAAAGGAAATAAAAGAATTGGTACAACTGTTAGAAATTTAGCTGCAAAAAAAATAAAAATATACCTTAAAATCTCGCAAATACCCCTCCATCGTAACTTCTTACAATACAATACTTTACGGCGATAAGTTGGAAATAATTAGGCGAATTTTCTTGCGTAAAAAGAAAATTCTTATTTTTTAGTGGATGGAATTTTTAGAAATAAAAAAATGATATGAATATCCCATCCGAAATAAAAGCTGGTTTGAGTTATGAGTTCACGGATGAACTCGCCGACTATCCCGCGCCGACGTGGGTGTTGAAGTATCGACTCATCAACATCGATGGTGCACTCGACATCATCTCTGTGGCTGATGATGGTAATCATAAGACTACGCTTGATGCGACTACTACTGCCTCTTATGCTGCGGGCACATACACCTGGCTAGCTTACGTGACTAAGGGAACCGATAAAATCGAAGTCGGCGAAGGCACGATAGAAATTCTTCCCGATATACTTTCCGTATCATCTTATGATACAAGATCCGAAACGAAACAAATCCTAGATGCACTAACTGCGCTCATCAAAAGTAAAGCGACAAAATTGCCGACGGAAATAAACATTGCGGGCAGGTCGCTAAAATATGAAACACTCGCAGATTTAATAAAGGCACAAAAAGATTTCAAACGAATGTATGAGGACGAATTAAAACAAGAAAGGATCGCCGATGGACTTCCACCCGGCGGTCGCGTTTTAGCAAGATTTATTTAATGGAGGTAATTATGAAACAACTTTTTTTTATGATGCTGTTCTTTTTTATCGCTGTGCAATTGGATGCACAGACGAGCGAGTTCACGACGAACACCACGCTCAACGAATTGCGCGGCGGGCTGATTATTAAATTCGAAGCCGTCGTCGATTCTACCGCCGATGTGCTGAAAAGCGATGCGTTCAATCTAGACTTATACGACGACGATTTGTCGAGCACTAATAAGATTTATCACGGTGCAAATTTGTGGGGTGGAACGACATCGACACAAAAAATAAGCTGGGCGATTTACGGTGCGTTTGAAAATACGGACTCACTTTATTTTTTAGTCAAGCAGATAGGAACGGCTGATAGTTCCACAAGTGTGATAAGTGGTTCATCCGATTGGGCATTCAAGGCACCGTATTATAAGCTTTACGTTCAGGGTGCTACAGGAAATGTTTTAACGACCGGCAAGTTCTGGTTCTATATTCCGAGGAAGGATTACTATTGAAATTCGTAGATAAAATATTAAACCTTTTCAAGAGTAAATCTTCCAGGAGTTATGGTAGGTTCGGGCGTGGATTTGCGATGGCGAAGGTCGACAGATTAACCGCCGATTGGAAAAGTACTCTCACCGCTCTTAATAATGATATTCGCACCGGGCTAGTTACGTGTCGAGCACGAGCAAGACAATTGGTAGCAGATGACCCATACGCTCGAAAATTCACTCGGATGGTCTCCGCTAATGTCGTTGGTTCGGAAGGTTTCAAATTTCGCAGTAAGGCTGTGGATTTTGTTAAGGATAAGGAAGGCAATACCAAGAAGGTACTCGATAATATGGCAAATAATATGATACAGGATGCGATGAAGGAGTGGCAAAAGAAAAAGTATTGCACGGTAACGGAGAATATTTCGTTCAACGAAATGTGCAGATTGCTGGTCGCTACCGTTCCCGTAGATGGCGAGGTGTTTGCAAAGAAAATTAAAAAGCCGAGCCAGAACAAATTCGGATATGCCTTGCAAATAATCGAGTCGGACTATTGCGATGTGAACCTGAATAAAATACTCGACAATGGCAATTATATTCAGATGGGCATCGAGTTCACACCGGCAAGAAAACCGGTCGCATATTATTTCACGAAGGTAAAGGCGGGAGGCGATATGTATTATTTTCCATCGACCTCGAAAGAATATGAGCGAATATCCGCCGACCGCATCATCCATTTATTCAAGCGTGAAAGTTTTTCGCAAGTGCGTGGCATCACTTGGTTTTTACCCGTGGCGATACGATTAAAAATGTTGCTCGGTTTCGAGGAGAGTTCGCTTATCAATGCGAGATTAGCCGCGATGACTTCTGATGTTTTAACGCAGAATGAAGATGCAAGCCAGGATTCCATCGCTGGCGAAAGGGATGGCGATAATAATATTATTCAGGATAGAGAGCCTGGCGAAACCTTTATTGTTCCCTACGGTTACACTTATGAAAACGTCGATCCCAAATATCCGAGTGACCAACACAAAGCATTCCGCGATACCATCCTGCAAGGGGTCGCGTCAGGGTTCGATGTAAATTATAATCGACTCGCTAACGATTATGCCGCGATAAATTTCTCCGCATACAAGGGTGGGCAGTATGATGAGCAGGATTCCTGGAAAGCTATTCAAGCATGGTTCATCGAACATTTCCTCGAAGATATAACTCCCGAGTGGCTGGATATGGCATTGCTTACGGATGCGGTTAAATTGCCAATCGAGAAGTATGATAAATTCAATAATTCCAAATGGACGGGCAGACGATGGAAGGGACTGGAGCCATTTAAGGAAATCAATGCTCACGTGAAGGCGAATGAAAATTATATCGAAACACTGCAAGAGATATTGGACGAAAAAGGTGTCGATTTACACGAGCATCTCGACCAGTTGGAATATGAAAAGAAAGAAATCGAGAGGCGAGGTTTAACTAAAGGGAATACTGAAACAGACGACTCACTCGGAGATGTCGAGCAGGACGACCCGGACGGCGAAGGATTGGAAGACGACCAGAGTAAAATATTAAAAATTGCAAAACAAATAAAGGTGATGTGATGAATGACAACATAAAATTACCCGAGAAATTACGTGAACTTATCGGCAAACCGCAGGTAAGAGAAATCGTAATTAATCGGGAAAAAATTGATGAGGAAAACAGAACCGTCGAAGTCGCATTCTCAAGCGAAGAACCTGTCGAGCGTTGGTTCGGTATGGAAATACTCGACCATAAAAAAAGTAGTGTGCGGCTCGATAGATTGAATTCCAATGCTGCACTTTTATCCGACCATAATTCGCGCATTCAAATCGGTGTGGTAGTGGAGAAGACTGCACGCATCGATGGTGATAAAATCGGAAGGGCGTTGGTTCGGTTTTCTAAGTCGGAAAATAATAAGGAAGCCCTAAAAGAGTGGGACGATGTTCGGGACGGGATAAGAACAAAGATTTCATTCGCCTATATAGTTCATTCTATTGTTCTGGAGAAGGAAGATAAGGATAAGAATATAAGAACATATAGGTCTTACGATTGGGAGCCGCTGGAGATTTCATTGGTGTCGATACCTGCCGATGATACGGTCGGAGTCGGTAGGAATACTGATGATGTCGATGAGAAGACGAAAAAGTACATCGATGAGAAAATTAAAGAAGCAAACAAAAAAAGTGAGGACATAACTAAAACACAAATTAAAACTATGGAGGAAAATATGGATACGAAAGAAAAAGAGACTCAGAAGACTCCCGAGGAAATAATGCAAGCCGAGCGGGAGCGATTTAAAACGATTAGCGAGCTTGCCAAGAGGCATAATATTCCCGATGAAAAAGTACAAGAAGCACTCGATAAGGGTGTAAGTGTCGAACAATTCAAAGGGTATATTGTCGACAAGATGGAAGGAGACAAAGCACTCGACACACCGCCTACTAATCTCGATATGACGGAGAAAGAGAAGAAGCGATATTCTCTTTTCAAAGCGATTGAATTTTTACACAATCCTCATAAACCTGAGGTCGCCGGATTTGAAATCGAATGTTCAAAAGCAGTCGAAAAAAATCTGGGTGAAGCCCCCCGCGGTTTGTATATCCCTTACGATATACAAGTTGGAAAGAAAGTCGGGATACTTTCCGGAAAGAAAGATATGTCTGCGACAGGTGTTGGTAGCGGGGCGGAGTTGGTAGGAACGGACCATCTCGCTGGTTCGTTCATCGAGTTGCTGAGAAATAAAATGTTATTAACTCGAATGGGTGCGAGATATTTAACCGGTCTTGTCGGTAATGTGGATATACCGAAATGGACTGGCGCATCTACTTATTATTGGCTCGCTAACGAAGGCGACCCGGTAACCGAAAGCACACAGACTACCGGGCAAATTTTAATGAGCCCTCATGACGGTGGAGCGAGTGTAGATATTACTCGACGATTGCAATTGCAATCCTCACCTGATGCCGAGATGCTTGTTTGGGATGATGTACTTCAAGTCTGTGCGCTCGCACTCGACCTCGCGGGTTTCCATGGAACGGGAGCGAATGGTCAACCGCTGGGCATCGCTGGTACTACCGGAATTGGTGCTGTGGATGGTACATCTTATAATTTCGCGAAGGCAGTCGAGCATGAAACGGATGTAGATAATGCCAATGCATTAGCCGAAAATTTCTATTACGTAACGACTCCATCTATTCGTGGAACATTAAAAAGTCGGCAAATAGTGTCTGGCGATTCAAAGATGATTGTAATGGACAATATGATGAACGGCTATCCGATTTGGACGACAAAACAAATAGCGGCTGGTTATATCTTCTTCGGAAATTTCGCACAAGTGATAATCGGAAGCTGGGGTGTGCTCGATATCTACATTGTGAAAAAAGAACGCACGGGAACAATTATCTTAACGGCACTTCAAAGCCACGATATCGCCGTAAGGCAACCCGGTGCTTTCTCGATAACAAATAATTTTTCTTAATCTAAATAACTTAAATTAAATGCCGGGTATAATCCCGGCAGTTCATTAAAAATTTTGGAGGATAAAAATAATGGCACTACAAAAAGCAGTGATTGGGAAATTCAAGGTGCTCGATGTGAAGGAAGTCGAAAGCCGATTGAAAAATGAAAAAAAGAATAACGGCGAGAAGCTGAGTCCGGAAGATATCAAAAAAGCATTAGCGAATAGTCCGCAATTTTTTGTGAAGGGTAAGCCGGTATATGCGGGTGATTTACTCGAGCTCGGAGTTAATTCGCTGGATGCTAAGGAATTGATGGGTACGGAAAAAGTAGAAGCCGCCGACGAAGTCGCACGAAAAGCCTTTAAGATTTCCAGACGATGATAGACCTCGACGACTTTAATAAGGATTTTTTTCAGACCGACACCGATAGTCTCGCCAGTGTGGCATATTTAGACCCCACGGGGCTGAATAAGGAAATCGCCGTCATCTACGACCGCGAGTACGCATTGGTAGAAATCGCCGATGGTGTGGAAGTGGAGAATTACCGTCCCGTGATGTGGGTTCAGACATCGCAGATTCCGGAAGTTGTAAAAAATATGCAGGTAAAAATCGATACGACGACTTACAAAATAAGAGACATTCAACCCGATGGGAAGGGAGTTACATTATTAATCTTGTATTTGGGTTAAAAGTTAAAAGTTAAAGGTTAAAAGTATTATGATAAAGGAAAAGGAAATAGTCGATACAATCGCCGATAGGCTGGCGACGATAACAATCGCGAATGGTTATTATACGAATGCTGGCAACAATGTAGTGGTATGGTCGAATTTTCCTTTCAGATTAAATGAATTGCCTGCTTATGAGGTGCGGGATACTGCTGTGGTTAAGGAAGCGAATCAGACCGAGGGACCCGATGCGTTAGTTCTTTATTTGATGCAAGTCGAAATAAATATCATCTCGGGCGATATAGATGTTCTTCGTCAGGCGAAGGCAGACTTGCTAAAACTTATCGGCGAGGATTTGACGTGGGATGGTTACGCGATACATACGAATTTTATTCAAACAAATAAAGTGCTGGAGCAGGAGGAGAATAGACTGCTCGGTGAAACTGTATTAATTCAAATTCAATTTAGAACAAAAAATTGGAGCGAAGAATGACAAAGGAAAAAGCGATTACAAAAGAATTTATTAAAAATCTTAAGCGTAGCAAGGAGCCGGGGAGTTACGTAGTAACGAAGGACGGCAATATCGTAAAAAATTTAGACGACGAAGCGATGAAAAAAAGGGAGAAAGAAAAAAAGAATAAAGATGCTATGCTTAAGCCCGTCGAAGTTTCAACTGAAACTAAGAACAAAATTGAAACAGATAATAAAGCGGAGGAATAATTATGCATCCAAAGAAAGCGATTATATTGGCGAAAGTCGAAACGACTTACGGTGTAGATGCCCTGCCGACTCCCGCCAACAATGCGATGTTGGCTTACGAACTGAAGTACGAACTAACCGGTGAAAAGAAACCTCGCGATCCGGTTAAGCCCTGGTATGGGATGTACGGTGGTGTGAATGTTTACGAAGGTCAGAAGATTAGTTTTTCTGTGGAATTGAAAGCGAGTGGTTCTGCTGGTGTTCCTCCACGGATAGGCGCTCTTTTAAGGGCATGTAATATGGCTGAAGTTATCGCCCCAGGATTATCTGTGGCTTATAATCCCTTGTCGACACAATCGACCGCCGAATCGGTTACGATATATTACTATCTGGACGGGAAGCTTTATAAATTACGCGGTGCGAGGGGAACATTCAAATCGGATTTTACCGTAAATGAAATTTGCAAACTCGATTTCGAATTCACCGGTTTATACGAAGCCCCGACGACTGCCGCATTGCCAACACCTACGTTCGAGACAGGCTATCCGAATATATTTGCGAATGCATATTTCGACTATGATTCACTTTTCCCTATAATTTCCAAAGTTTCGGTAGATATCGGTAACGTGGTTAATAAGCGTCCGAATGCGAATAATGCACGTGGTGTCAGTGAATACTTTATCGGCGGGCGCGAAGTGAAAGGAAGTTTCGACCCGGAGATTACGCCTGTCATAGATTACTGGAACTATTTTAAAAACACAGAACAGATAGATATAGCATTCGAAGTCGGTTCTGGTGCGGGTAAAGTCTGTGGCTGGTATTTAAGTCAGGTTATACTCGAGCCACCGGCACTCGGAGAGCGTGAGAATATTTTGACACAGGAAATAAAATTTTCCGCTCATCCATTAGCTGGTAACGATGAAATACAAATTTATTTTGTTTAATAATGAGAATAGACGTAACATCGAATTTCAAGGAGTTGGCGAAGGATTTCGACCCGGTGATTATCGATAAGGCGAGCGTGGCTACTGTTAACGCATTGGCTAGTCAATCGAGGACGATGGTGAATAAAGAACTGAAGGTTAAATATACGGTTAAAACCGGCGATTTAAAAAAGCAATCACGAATCGATAAGGCGAATAAAAATAGAATTATAGCGACGATAATTAGCAAAGGCAAGAGGATTGCACTCGCGAAATTTAAGTCGCGACAAGTCAAGAGCGGAACGACGGTGAGCGTAATCAAAGGCAGAAGTAAGACGTTAGTGCATGCGTTTAAGCAAACGATGCCATCTGGACATGTCGGTGTATTCTTTAGAGCGAAGGCAGGAAGCGGAAGAGTTCCGAGATTACCAATAGATGAATTGTTCGGACCGAGCTATCCGCAGATGATGGAGAGTGCGACTATAATGGCTAAAGTAAATAAATTAGTGGCTGACAAGGTTCAGCCGATTTTCAATAACGCAATAGATTATTATTATAATAAACAAGGAGGACAGTCATGATCGACATTAACAAGCCCCAGATTCAGAAAGTATTATTGTTCGATTCGATTCACAATGCAAATTGCTATTTCACATTCAGACCGCCGACCGCCGAGGAAATAGTATCGTACAAAAGCAAAATTATGAGATTGCGAGGTCGGAAAGTTACGCAAGATTCGAAAGTAAAACTTCGCTATGGGCTGTTGGTAATGGAAGGTTTCGAGGAAGGTTATCTTGGAAACGAGGGTAAGCCTTTATCGACAGACCCCAGTTCGCCGAACTATGATGAGAATTGGAAGCAACATATTAGAAAAGCATGCCCGCACATGGTTATGCTATTGTGCGAATATGTTTTCGATTCTTCGGCAGTGGAGCCGGAGGAGCAGGAGGATAAGCAGGATTTTTTAGAGAGCAAGTCCGACTCTGGCTCAAGCGAGCAGTAAGAGAAGACTGCAACCAAGAGATGCGTGCCGGGTGCATGCGGTCTAGCGGCGAAAAGGCATTGGAAGTTATGTGTGCGCAATGCGAATATAACCCGGAGTTCAGAGCGGAGTTGTATGGTGAAGAAGACGACGAGGAACTCGCTCCATACTTTTTGCAATTGCTGGAGTTTAAGAATTTTATCGATAGTGGAATAAATATTCAGAATTATTTGACTTACGAGCAATGGCAGGAGTTGGCGCTCATAAATTCCGAAATAGAAATTCAGAAGGCAAAAAAATTTAATAAGAAAAAATAATGGCAGGACCGAAAGTAGGCAAAATAGAATTCAAAGGCGACAATGCGAGCGCCAGACGTGCAATTCAAGGTGTAAGCACGGAGCTTGGCAATGCCGAGAAAAGTATAAAGGGTTTCTCGGGAGGGATGGTCGGCTCGTTGAAAACTATTACATCTGGTTTTCTTAATTGGCAGACCGTGGCAGTAGCCGCCGTTATCGCCGTCGGTGCCGCTATTAAGAAGCAAATCGATACGATGGAAGACCTCGAAAAGATGGCACAACGTACAGGCGTATCGGTTGAGAATTTATCTACATTGCGTTTTGCTGCCGAACTTGCCAGCACTGAAATCGAGGTATTTGAAAAAGGATTGCAACGGTTATCGAGAAATTTGTTGGATACATCGAAAGGGATGGGGACCGCGAAGGAATCATTCGAGACGCTTGGAATTCCCGTGCAAAATGTTAACGGTGGATTGCGAGATACTTATGAAGTATTGCTCGATGTCGCTGATAGGTTCAGTAAGATGCCAGATGGTGCGGAGAAGACCGCGAGAGCAATGGAGATATTCGGACGTGCGGGTGCCGATTTAATTCCGATGTTAAACGGAGGAGCCGAGGGTTTGAAAAATATGCAAGATGAAGCGAGAGCTTTGGGATTGGAGATTTCTACCGAAACGGCGAAGGATGCGGCATATTTAAAAGATGAGATGACGAGAGCCCAAGGTGCGCTGGAAGGTGTAGCGATATCATTGACAGAACATTTATTACCTGCGTTAATCAATCTTGTCGAAATCGGTGCCGATGTGATAAATTTCTTCAATGATATGCTCGATGCAGCGACACCGGTATCTGCAATAGTCGAGCAATTAAAAAAAGAACATAAGGACCTTGGCGAGTATATGATGAAAGCGCATGGCGATACATTGGCATTATTACAAGCACAAGCAGAAGAACAACGACTTTTAGAACAAGAGCAAAGAAAGCTAGCAGGGGAAGAACAGAAACGTTTCGCAAAACTCAATGAGCAATGGGAAAAGGTGGCTCTTACAATTCAGAGGGATATCGATAAGGCAGGGCTAACACCGATGTGGCAGAAGATATACGATATAGAAGCGAAGGCAGAAGATTTGAAAAAACAATTCGGTGAGATACCCGGTGCAATCGCATTAATCAATGAGCAGTTAGAAATTCAAAGACAAAAGATACTCGATACACTCGAGATTAGTAAAATCGAAGCTAAACCAGGCGAAGTTCCTTCGGTAATTCCTGAAGGGGGATTTCAACTCGAGGAATTGAAAGAAGCACAACATGCACGTGAAATGGAGAGAATTGCCGAAGTCAGTGAATTTGAAATGGCTACTTATTTATTAAGAACCGAAGTTGGGCAACAGACATTTGCTAACCTTGCAGATGCTGCGAATACATTTTATCAATTGTCGGGAGAAAAAAGCAAAGCAGCCTTCGCTTTATATAAAGCATTTTCAATTGCCGAGGCGGGTGTTGCGACTTATCTCGCTGCGAATAAAGCTCTTGCATCTGCGCCACCGCCATTTAATTTTATTCTAGCGGCTTCGGTTATTGCCGCTGGTATAGCCAACATAGCAAGAATAGCATCAATGCAACCGGGTTCACGCGCTTCGGGTGGCGGTGCAAGTCCTCCATCGCTGCCCAGTGGACCCGCTTCATCGCAGACATCGAACGATAACCGGCAGATGACGGTGAATGTAACTTTCTACGGCGAGTTCGATACGGCGAATAAGGACAGGGTAGCGAGGGATTTGATTCCGTATTTGAATAAGGCATGGGGAGACGGCGCATAAAAGCAATTATGAATTATGAATTACGAATTTTATGACAATAATATTATATGAAAATATTTTTTTAGTAGGAACGCCGACGGTAACATCCGAAGCGACGGGATTTCCTAAAGAGCAGATGTGGGATTTACGCCCATATACCAGTTGGAAGGCGACATCTGCCGCGACGCAGGAAATTATATCCGACCCTGCCGCGAAGCAATCGGCTGATTGTATAGGGATATATCGACATAATCTCGGAAGTATCGGAGCGACTATTCAGATTCAATATGCGGATAGTTACGGCGGTCCTTATACTCTAGAAACTACAATAGTTCCAACGGATAATTCACCTATAATGAAATATTTTACCAACCGCACAAAATATTGGAAGATAAGAATAACCTCAAGCTCGTCCGCACAAATAGGGGTGTTGGTGCTGGGAGATATGTTGCAGTTTCCGTACCCACCCGATGCCCCTTACTCTCCCAGTCCCGAGACGGCTCGCTCGAAGCAGGAGTATTCAAAGGGTGGGCATCTGCTCGGTGTGGATGTTAGATATAATGAAGTAGCACCCGCACCTGTTTATTCTAACATCGAGAGGGCATGGGTTAAGGATTATTTCAATGTATTTTGGAATGCTCACGGGAAGTTTTATAAACCATTCTTCTTCGCGTGGGATTTTGATAATTCGCCAGGCGATATATTTTTCGTTAGATTTCAACAGGATGTACAGATGAGCAGACCGGTTATCAACGGACATCTGGTTAGTCAATTACCTTTATCATTTATCGGAGTGCTATAATTTTTATGGGTTATGATGAAAAACGGCAGGCACTCGCAAGAACGAAGTATGACCTGATTGTAATCGAGTTAGACTTCTGTTCCAATACTTACGGCACATCGCCATGCACGGCAGCAGGAACACCAGGGCATGAATGTTATAACACATATCCGACTTGCCATGATACCTCGAACTTTACAAAGTCATCAAAGATTTATAAATTTACGAATATAAATAAACCACTTCCTTTCGATGGAGTGAGACCTTATATTATATCGCTTAACGAATTAGCGACTGAAATTCAAGAGAAGAAATCTATAACTCAACGAGTAAAAGTGGTTATTAAAGATGAGCCCGACGAGCTCGACATCGATACCGACCCCTATTATAACACGCGAAAAACGAGAGGGACGTATTGGAAGAAATGGCTCGCGAGGAATCCAAACTATAAGGGCAGGGTGATGAAGCGATACGAAGGATATGATGGACTTGCCGAGGGTGAATTTGTTTTGAAATTTCAAGGCATATTAGAAAACGTGGAAATAAATAACGATACGGTAACGCTCGAAGCAACGGATATACTTAAGAAATTAACCGAGCAAGAATATCCGATTTATCTTGTGAATAAACTGGCTTATATAAATCCTTTCAATCCTAGTACCGCCGTGCCTTTTACTTTTCTCGAGGTTCAAAGTATAGCAGATTTAGAGACGCTCAATTCTGAATATGGCGATTATGCCAGAGTAGTCGGTTTTGTTATAGATTCATTCGATGTATCAGGAGGAATAACTTCGGGCGGTTCCTTACCCATCGGGAAGGAGTTTTATTGGTATGTTTACGCGAAGGATTCAAATGGTAGAATTATAACGAGATATAGAACTGAATATACCGTGACCCCCTGGGGAGGTTCTCAAACGATGGACTTAACTTGGACCGCTGTTACCGGTTACGGAACTATTACTTATGATATTTACAGAGAGAACGTAACTGATGGCGAAGTAAAGAAGATTTGGCCGGACTGGCCGAGTACACCCACAACATTTTCAGATGCTGGTTATACAGGTGTCGATGCCGATTTAATCATTCGTTCTGAAGCGTGGTTTAGAAGGATACCATTACTAGGTTGGTACTGGTTAAGTAATACGTTCATGACAATCAAATTAGATACGACCGCGAACCTCGACGCATCGGGTTATATTATGATAGAGAAAGAAATATTTTATTATTTTACTAAAAGCGATGCGGCAAAAGAATTATATATCGAATTCGCACAGAGAGGATTGTTCAAAACGGATGTAGATAGGCACGCTGTGGATACGGTGATAAGGAAGCTTTATAAAGAAGCACCCGATAATCCATTCACTTTGATGAAAAAGATTTTAACCGATGGAGGAATTTCGTCATCTTTTAGAACGGCGAAGTTCGACGATTATGAAACCGCGGGTTTCCCGATAGATTTTAGTACGGATGTAATCGTAAAACAAACGAAGATTTCCGAGATATATTATGATTGCGTAAATGCTGCCGATTGCATATCTTGGGTTAATGAATTGGGAAAGGTCGATATTTTGAAACGAAGCGATATGCCATCTACGTATAAGACGCTGACTGACGAAGCGAATATAATCGCCGACTCGACTTCTGTGGATATGAACTATAAGAGTCGCAAAACACGCTGGCTACTTTACTGGCAGAGGTTCGATGTTACGAAAAGTTTGACGGATAACGATGCATACTCGCGCTTGAATATGGTTGTGGATACAATAGCCGAGGGACCGAATTTATACAATGACCAGATAGAAGATATTCAGTTCACTACTTGGATTAATGACGATTGCGGAACACCGACAGAGGTGAACGATTATATCGATGAACTGCTGGCTGCAAGAAAGATTCGTCAAACACAGGCACAGGAACTTATAAAAGCAGCGGTAGAGATGAAGGACTCGAACATTTTGACGGGTGAAATAATTAAACTCTCTACGGATGAGTTACAAGAAATGAATGGCAATAATTATTCTAATGTAAAGTTCCGCGTCGTTAAACGGGAGCCGAACGATAATATTATAGAGCTTACTCTATTACGGGACTGGAGTTATATGCTTATATTAGGAGACGATTTCGAGCCACTCAAAGGAGACGATGAGGAATTTTTGATCGAAGATTAGGAAGTGGGTTAAAAGTTAAAGGTTAAACGTAAAATGTTAAATGTAAAAATTAAAATTGGAGGACTTATGAAAAAGATTTTTGTTTTATTATCGCTGTTGGCTGTGAGCACTTTTGCACAGACCGGATCGCGGTTCTGTGATTATGATTCGACTAACACGTTGAGCGATAAGGATGTTTTCTTAATGTCTTTATACGATTACGGCACCAACCAAATGTGTGCGGGAACACGATGGATTAATTTTGGCGATTTTCGGAATGCGATGGGCGGTGATTATATGCTGCGAAGTGTCTACGATGTCGGAGATAACGGCATAGTGGATAATGCCGAAGCTGTTGTGAACGGAGTTTATACGACGGGCAATCAAACGATTGGTGGAATAAAGACTTTTAGTTCGACTATTGTTGGGAATATATCCGGTAACGCGGGGACGGTTACGAACGGAGTTTATACGACGGGCAATCAAACGATTGGTGGAACAAAAACTATTACGGGTACTTTTAGCTTTGATGATGGATTAGGTATATTACAAATTCCGCATTGGAATGGCATTACTCCTTCAGGCGAAGCTGGTGAAATTTGGATTAATCCATTTACAGGCAAAGTTTATTATAATTGGAAGCTTGCCCCTTTCGGTTCTGATTCGATAGGCGTAATAGCGACTACAAATCAAAAAAATACATTTTTGAAAAATCAAACTTTTAATGGTGATGTACAGATAAATAATAATCTTAATATAGATGGCAACCTATACATAGAAGATAATATTATATCAACTAATAATATACAAATAACTAATGGTGGTACCCTAATTGATATAAAAAAGTCGCCTAATTATATTAACTTGCTTGGTGGCGATGTTGGTATTGGAATAAATACACCTCAGGAAAGATTGCACATAACTTGGGCGCTTGGTGTTGATGCTGGCTTTTTCAGAGGCACAACTGATACGGATATAACAGGCACATTTTCACGAAGCCCGAATGGAACGAAGTGGTATCAATGGATAAACGATGCAGGAGTAGTTCAGACGAGTACTACTCATCCATGAATACAGAATGAAATAAAAGTTAATTTGAAAGTGTTTTTGGAAGGTGCAATAAAAAAGTAGAGGATAAAAAATGACAAAGGAACAGTTGCAAATATTTTGGCTTGGCTTCATAATCGGAGCATTGGTAATGCTGATTGTTGGAGCAGGAATTGTGAATTAGAAATGATTAAATAATAACTCTCGATAGAAGATTCGAGAATAACAATTTTTAATAAGAGAGGACTGGAGGTAGTGATGGATGAGAAGAATAATATTTTTATTCATGCTCGCTATGGGTGTAATATACGGGCAAGCGGAATGGACATCTCAGCAGTCCTCTTACCCTACATATAACAAATACACACAGGTAGAGCAGGACAATTCGGTAGCTACGTATTTATTCCGCGTAGGAACGAGTCCTTCTGATACGGGCTGGACGCCACGTCTAGCTTCTTATTCCACTTATGAAAAATACACCCTCATGCAAAAGGGTGATACGGTTGCTGTGATGTATTACCTTATGAACCCCGAGAGTGGCGATACACTCGGTTTCGCATGGGTTGCGGACTCTGCATTTTATGCCGATACTTCATTATTTGCGAGGGCAACTCGTTACATCGTCGACCAGAATGGCGATACAGTCGCACAGGGCTTGAATAACTTTTTAGCTGCAACGGAGATATTCGTACCGAGAATAAACACCGATACCCTCGGAAGGATAGGAAGCACGGTGACCGTGTTAGACAATGTGAATATCGTCGGGCAGGGTTCAAATAATGCGAGGTTAACATACACAGCTGGTACACAGAGTTATTCAACGGGTGTAAATAATGCTTTTGGTGATTTCTTTCAAATAGGGCTGGGAGCTAATTTTTCTGCTCCATTCTTTACTTACGATTGGTCTGCTGGTTATTTAGGTTTTAAGACAGATGTACCAAGTTCGCCGTTTCATTTTTATTTGAATGATGCCAATGTAGGTAGTAATGCTGGGATGACGATAGAGCAGGTAGGAACTGGCGACCCGAAGTTAAGTTTTTTAACAACTCAAAATTGGGGTATCGGAATTGACAAAACGGATGATTATTTCAAAATATCAAGGACGGCTTCTTTCGGTACAACTGATGCAATTGTAATTGATAACAGTAATAGAGTTGCGATTGGTGGACAGACCCCGACTTTCAAGCTCGATGTAACTGGCGATATAAGAGCTACTACGAATATAACATCGGATAGTGCAAATTTCAGGTCTGCATCGATACAAGATTTATACGGAGGCGGTCCGCTAACTGTGCACGATACAATGAATGTACCAGTAGTCAATGCAGATAGAGTAATTAATACATATGCGTTACATGCTATAGCGGGATGTCAAGATAGTAGTATTGTGATTGATTTAACTCAAGATCAATGGGCAATGGTAACGAATGCAAAGGGTACCATGCTTCAGGGACGAAGTGTCTATGGGTTCATACCTAGCAATGATACGTTGATAGTCACGGAATATGGTTATTATGTGGGGACTTATGTTATTGGATTTACTATCGCTTTGAATAATAATGTTCAATTTCGGGGATTCAACGTAACACAAAATAGAGCGACAGGTTATACATCTATTGTTAGTGGACGAGGTGCTGGAGTTTATCAGCCGGTTACATTATTATTTGACGAACGTGCAAATCCAGGGGACAGGTTAATAGTCCAAGTTATGAATGTTAGTAACAATAACGATATTACAATAATAGGGGTGTCGTCTAGAACACTGCGAATAAGTTATTAAAAATTGGGGAAATGAATGGATATAGTAATTTTTATAATAATTGGCTTTGTCATGCTGGGAACAGGACTCGGTATCCTGTTAATTTTATATACAAGAAAATTATTTGCAGAGATGCAGAAAAATGTAAAGGGGTTAATAAATAAAATAGGCGACGATGTAAAGGAAGCATTGGTTATAAATCAATCAGTTAATGAAAGAGTAGAAATCATAGAAAATAAATTAAAAATGTTGGAGGGTTAAAAATGTTTACGGATGAAGAAAAGACAAATATAATCGAGCATATCGCTTGGCATACAAGGGCGCTCGAATTCATACTTAAAAATTGTTGTAACGAAGGGCAAGGTTTAACAGATGAACAAATCGAAGAAGCTTTGGGCAAGCCTCCGGGTGGTCCCACGGGAGGATAGAATATTATTCATAAGCATCGGTATTATTATTCTATCGATGTTTAATCATATTCTCCCGGATGAATTAAGCCGTTGGGTAGCGGTGCTGTGGTGTGAAGTTACTCAGAATTTATTGCTGGCAATTTTGATTTATCAACTGTTGCCCGAGCGAAAAGAATTCTTGCGGGTAATTTCTAGGTTTTATATTTATTACATCGTCGTTCTTAGGTACTTGAATTATTTTTTAGACATCTATGCTGGCGATGATTGGGATTGGTTGATGTGGAGCTTGAAAGCTATATTTATGCTTACGCTGGGCTTGGTTATGTTTTTAATAAATAAAGAAGGAAATAAATTGAGGAGAAAATTATGGATGCTTTTCAGATTATAGTTTCGGCATTATTTTTTTTAGTGACAAGCGGAATGATGTTCACACTTCGGAAGATGTGGGGACGTATAGATGCCAATGAAGTAAATATTCAGGAGGTCAGAAGTAATTATCTCAATAGGTTTGAAGATATAAAAAAGGATATTGCAGAATTGAAGGTCGATATACTAGATAGGATAAGTCGAGTTAAAGACGACTTGACCGATACGAAATTATTTTCACGGATAATTAAAGACACGGTAATTCAAACATTGAACCGAATAAAAAAGAGGTAATAAAATGGAATTATTAAAATATTTTCAATGGGAAGTTTTTCTCGTTACGCTGATACTAACCGCACTGTCAATATATGCGGTTCAGACGCTTGGCTTCTGTAAGAAGGGCAGAAGCAAGGATGGGATTGTTTTATTTTTCGCATTCGCTTATACCGTGCTATCGTTTTTCGTCTTCTACAATTTGGAAGGAGCGATTGCAGATTCTATAATTCAATTTATTTTTACTTGGCTTTTCGTTTTTCTGATATACACAGAAAAGGGGAGAGCCATCATCGGAAAGTTAAAATCAATGGGTAGTGGAAAGATAGGGCTGAAATAAATATTAGTGGGGTGGAGCAATGGCAGCTCGCTGGTTTCATAAGCCGGAGGTTGCAGGTTCGAGTCCTGCCCTCACCACAATAATTAATTATGAATTAGGAATTATGAATTACAAATTAAATTCGATAGCGATAATTTTATCGCTGGTAATCGCTGGATGCTGTGGGAGTGTGGAGTTAGAGGAAAGGATAGTAAGGGATGAGAAGCATATCGTACCTGCCGACACGATTAAAATTATCGAGTATGTAGATGCACAGGGCATAGTCGGCGATGATTACTCGCCGTTGATTTTCGAACCAACCCCACAATGTGATACGGCATCTATTCTCGAAAGGTATTGCAACCTCAACGTGGAGCTTGAACGAAAGAATGCGAGTCTATGGATACGTTATAGTGCCTTGAAGCGCAAGCTCGAGATGGAGATAAAAACTAAACCGAAAGTGATTTATGACAGGGACACAATTCGCACGACAAAGTATATCGAGAAAAAAACTTTCTGGGATGATATAAAGTGGCTGGTTATCATTGGCTGTTTACTTTTATTCATCGGTTTTTTGTGGAGATGGTTAAAAAATTAAAAGTTAAATAAAATTGGAGAGGAACAAATGGGAAGGACATTTCCGATAGAGTTGGAAATCACTCGCTTCGATAAGGCATATTTATTCTTACGCGAAAATGAAGGCTGGTTCTCTGATGACCCGGACGATATCGGCGGGATGACTATATTCGGTATCGCTGTACATTATCATCCGGTTACTTTTTGGAAAGTTTATCGTGCAATAAAAAAAGGCGACGTGCTGACGGCACGCACGCTGACGAAAGATTTTTACAGAAAAAAGTATTGGAATAAATTTTATGACGAAATTATCGATGCGAAACTCGCCATCAGACTTTTCGATGTGGGCGTTAATATCGGGAAGCGCCGGGCAGTGAAGCTTCTTCAAAAAATAGTCGCCGTTCAACAGGATGGAATATTCGGACCGCTAACGCTGGCTGGAGTAAATAATTATAAGGACAATTTATATATCCGCTATATTCTTGCACTCGAAATTTATTATCGCAGTAGAAGGAAATTCAAGAAATTCGGTAAGGGCTGGTTAACTAGGCTACGCCGAAAGATTGATTGAGAACTTGCAAAAAACCTATCAAAAAAACGCCACAGATTGCACACCCGAGGTTTTTATTTAAATTTGGTATATTACTTAGGGTCAAAAAGTGCGAGAATAAGTCGTTTTTAAGAAAAACCGCTGAATAAAAGCCACAATTAACGTTTCTTAAACTTCAATGTAGCACGTCTGTGCTACATTGCTGAAAAAGACGTGTCTTAAAACTCATTTATTTAACTCAAAAAAATTATGTTATTTTTTTAAAAAGTATTTGATTTTTAAATTTCAATTATTTATATTTGTGTTGTGGAAATATTACAAAAGCATTGCAAAAGTGTTGCATAAATAATACATACTGCTGACAAAAGTATGCACTCGGAAAATTGAAATCGGGGTTTCTGTGGCACAAAGGCGTTTTCTTGGCTTGGCACGGAAGTTGCATACTTATAAGTAGTTAATTAATTTTGAAAATAAAATGAGGACTAAAAAGATGAACGGAAAGAAAAATTTTAAGGCACAAATTATTTGTAGCCAGTCGGTAGATGGAATAGGATTGGCTGGTTCGGTAAGAGCGGGTAGTATTAGCGAGTTGTATCGCCGTGTAAAATTGCTGGTACTGAAAGCCGAAAGTAGTGGTGCTACGGCGAGTGTTTCGATTTTTGAAAATGGAAAGAAAATAATTTAAGTGTGCGCAGTTCAAATTAAATAATTTATTAATCATTAAAATGGAGTTCAAAAATGACAGAAGAAATTTTGAGAACACGTTTTGCAGAAGTTAAGAAATGTAAAGTTGAATTGATTGACAAACTTTTCGAGAAGGCAATTGAGAGCGGGACGATTGATATCGAAAGTTATGGTGATGATAGTGAATTGCCTGAAGTGATATTATTTGCTATACTCGGAGAAGTAAAATCACGAGTGAGACCTTATTATCTGAAAGGAAAAAGAGTGGCTCACGATTTATCTCATATTATTCATTATTATTAATGAGGGAATTTTCAAGGGCATGGGAAATTGATAATAATAAAAAGATGGAGGATTAATTATGAGCAAATTCAAACGTAGAACAAAATCGCTGAATATTGTCGAGCGTGATTTCGAGGACTTCGAAAAGTTTGAGAAGATTTGCGAAATGGAATGGATGCCGTTCTCGCGCAAGATAGCGGAGTTGGTTAAAAAGGAAGTCAAACGAAAGAAAAAATTGTTCGAGTAATTTAATGCCCGGTTCTGCCGGGCATTTTTTGTTGACAAAGTCATAATAATTTTTTAAGTTAAATTTGTAAGAAATTTAAGACATTTTCCTTAAAATGTGGGGATACATTAGGGACACAAAGTGTAAGAAGAATGTATGAATTGCGAAAAAAAAACCTTGCAAGCGGGCTGTAAATAATGAAAAGGTATATTCGATATTACTGGGGGTCAAGTGGTCGGGGGTTCAAATCCCCCCGTTCCGACAAAATTAAGTTATTAAATTAAAATAAGTTATGGCTTTTTATTATTTCCTTCCGAAAATTTTTCTTTTGAAATGAGACACATTAGGGACACATTCCTTCAGAACTTCACTCGCTTTTCAATCTCGTCTTTCATTCGCTGGACATCCGCAACGGTATAATATTTTAATGTCGTGCGAATATTTTTATGACCCGCCAAAAATGAAGCATCATATACGCTTATGCCAGAATTGACTAATTTTGTAATGAACGTCTTGCGAAGCTGGTGAAGTGTATGGTTCATTCCCAATTTTTGCATCGCTCGTTTCCAAAACGATAAGCTATAGGTTCCCTTGTATCCGAAAATCTTTTGCTTTTTAGTCTGCGGATTCCCCATTTCCTTGAAGAGTGAAGCGAGTTGTTTGGTTATGGGGAATATGTCGATGCGAGCACGTTTGATATTCGGCACGTTAATTATGTTCTGTTGCTTATTGATACAATCCCATGTTAAGCTAACGGCTGACGATTTACGGAAGCCCGAGAGGTATAAAAATTTTACAATGTAGTATTGCTGAAGGTTATGCTCCCGGAAATATTTAAGAATTATTTCGATGGACTTTGCCGGAATTATAAGCACAGGTTTTTCGAGTGCTTTTGTTATTCTAAAGATATTTTCTTTAAGATAATTCTTCTTTTGAAAGAAATTAAAAATAATGTGGATATGCCGAGTATATGTATTAATTGAATTTATCGCCAATCCGACTTGATTAAAATGGGCAAGCAGTTTAAGATAATCTCGTTCTCTGTATTGGTTTACCTTTTTATCCCCACAAATTTTTATAAGGTATTTTAAGCAGACTTCATAAATTATTTTTGTATTCGGTTTAATATCTCTGGCATCGTAGAATTCGAACATCGCTGTGGATAGTGTAGGGATAGGGTCCATAGCGAGGGAGAATTGCATCGCGAATTTTTCATCGTCGAGATGATGCTCGAACTTCTTTTTGAAATTTTTTGCTTCACGCCAACCGGAAGATGTGGTTGGGAATTTTGTCTTTTTCTTTAACCGCTTGCCAGAATGCCGGTCATACCAACCGATATAAATTTTTCCGTTACGTTCAAATAAATATGCCATGGTTATTTCTCCAATTCGTTGACGTGTTTTATTATTTCATTGAGCAAGGTATTAGATTGCGTAACCGCCGATTTCCCCGAAAATTCAAAGATGACATCGCGTTTGAATTTTCCATCGATGCATTCGATAACCAGATATTTTAATTCGATTTTTTCCTTTTTCTTTGCGGCGAAGGCAAAGATGCCGATGGTTAAAAGACGCGTGGCTGTTATTCGCCGTTCCAGACTACTTTTGTTTTCTATTTTAACATCGGCGATGTTTTTAAGTGGAATCGTTCCGTATTCATCCGAGCCGTAAATAGGATTGCGTATAACTTTGATGGCGTCTTGAACGAATACGATGTGAGTAAAAACCTGCGGTGTGGTGCAAGTGGAGAGACCGCTCAGATATTTCCCCGATGGGAAAGAAGGCAAATCTGCATATATATCTTTCGGTGCTTTTTTGGAAGGCGACCTGAAAAAGATGCTGATGATATACAGACCAAGTGCTGCTAGCATAACGATTGCTATTACTGTGTTTGTTTCCATAAAACCTCCTTGATTAAAAAGCGTAAATGCTACCTATGGAATATTTCTAAAAAAAATATTTAATTACATGCTATTAAAAAAAAAATCTTTTTTCTTTTTTGGTTCGGCGATTTCCTTCCCATCGATTATCACTTCTTTAAATTTTGGCTGTTTGCCTTCGAGCGTCTCGATTTTATTCTCGAGCAATTCAACTATTTTTTTTAAACTAGAATTCTCATCTTTCAAATAATCAACTTCTTTTTTTATAAAATTAATTTCGGCTGATGCTGAAATTTTTTTTAACATCTGTTTTTCTTTTTTACCAGTTAATAACCAATTCATATCACACCCGAGATTTGCAAGATTTCCTAACACTTTAAGATTGGGATTGACACCCATAATATATTGAGAAAGCTGTGACTGTCTAATGTTTAACCTTTCGGCTAATTTTGAAACACCACCAAATTTTTCCATTGCAAAGATTTTTATTCTTCGCCCAATTGAATTATTAGTTATCATTTATGTAAATTCCTTTTATGAATAAATTATTCGTTTCGTGAATTTTTTTCTTGACAAGAATGTTAAATTTGTTATATTAACACATTCGGAAAATAAACTTATTTGAAAAATTAATTTATCATCACAGAAAAAAGAGAGGACGCAATGAGCTATGTTAAAGAACAAAAACCGACGACTTTTTCAGAGCATCGAAAAAATTATTTAAGAGCGAAGCTCGCTCTTATGAAGTCCGATGCAAAGAAATTAAATGATGGTATTATACGCCAGAATTTTTTGGCGGAGACCATCCGGATATCTCTTGAGATAGCACAAGTAGGATGTCGTCACGGCTCATAGATTTTACCTGGGATGGTAGCCATCGATATTTTTGGATGAGGTAAAAATGGATGGCATTCATCCCGGCGAGCTCTTTATATTTTTCGCGACTGGCGATTTCATCGCCGAATAATTCGAGCACGTGGTAGATTTTACTTTTGCTGTCGTAATAGAATTTTAGTTTCTGATAATTTTCTGGAGTTCTCATAAAATACCTATAAAAAATGATTGTTGAAATAAATTAAAAAATTAACAGAGTTGAAAATATGAATTACAAACAAAAAAAGCAAATAATCGATAAGGGAAAAGAATTGGATGCTATGGCTGTTCGTCATCGAGCTGAACGGCTGGGTGTGAGTCCGAAGATGTTGGCTAATTATTTCGAATGTACGCTGGCGAATATAAGTAAGGCATACAAGGGTGAGAATTCATTTCGGCTATGCATGATCGATGAATACTTATCGTCAATTAAGAATTAGGAATTAATAATTGGAGGACTATTATTTATGGGACGTAAGATTAATGAAAGAGTAGGAGCTATATTGTCAAGTAAGGAAGGAGTCGTGCAGTTTCTCGGCTATGGGAAATATCTCGGTAATTTAGTTCCCGAAACGGACGATGTGAAATTTTTTGGAATGTCATTAAAAGAAAAAAAAATATCAAATGCGTGTATTCAACTCGATAGTGGTAAGAAGATTTATGGTTGCGAATGTTGGTGGGCTTCAGAGAAAGAGGTTAAAGATATTCTTAATGGAGCGAAGGAAATTCAAACAGTCGATATCGAGGATTATAGAAGGGAGTGTAATGAAGCTGGTGTTGAATGAATAAGTAGAAGTTATGATAAGAGACTATACAACGGGTAAAATTAAATAAACTTTTAAGAATTAGGAATTAATAATTGGAGGGTAGAATGAGTGTCATAGTAGCAATTAGTGGCGGTAAGGCTTCGGCTTGGTGTGCGGACTGGGCATTGAAAAACTATCCAAAAGAAGATGTCGTTTTATATTTTAATGATACAAAATGGGAACATCCAGATTTGTACCGTTTTATGGATGAACTATCAAAATATTTCAATCATCCTATAACATATGATTCTGATGGTCGTAGTCCTGAGCAGCTTTTTTATGACAACAACGCTTTGGCGAATAACCGTATGCCTTTCTGTTCCCGTATTTTAAAAGCCGAACGATTGCAAAAGTTCTACAAAGATGGTGATACACTTGTGTTCGGTATCGGTGCTGATGAGGCGCATAGAGCGATTAGACTTGTTGGAGTTTATCAAAATGTTGCCGCAAAAACGGGGAAATGGCCGAAGTTGACTTTTCCAATTATCCGAGAGAATATTAACAAACAACAAATTAGCGAATTTCTAAACACGGCAAAAATTCAAGAGCCACTTCTTTACAGGTTGGGATTTCTGCACAATAACTGTTCTGGTGGGTGCGTTCGTGCGGGGAAAAAACAGTGGAAACTTCTTTACGAGAAACTTCCAGAAGTCTATGCGGAACGAGAACGAGTAGAAAGACAAATTAGAGAGTATCTCGGCAAAGACATCTCATTTTTCAAAGATGAAACTCTTGCAACCTTTCGTGGAAGGATAGAACGAAGGGAATTGTCATCATATTACGACACAGACGATGAAAAAGAAATAGAGTGTATCGGTATTTGTTCGAGTATCGCATAGAGGGAAAAATGAAAATAGAAATTGAGTTATTCAAATATATTTTATCAGGCAATATTTTAACTGCTATTCCAAATTTTTATAGTGAAGGAAGTGTAATGAAACGGGTGTTGGATGAATAAATTGCGAGCGTTAAGAATAAACTGGACGGAAGAGCAGGAGCGGTATTTGCGGGAAAATATAGACCGCATTCCCCAAAACGTACTCGCACGTCATTTCGGTTATTCTAAGGTCGCTGTAAGAAATAAGTGTAAGCGACTTGGTATCGGACAATCGCCAGTGGCGCGGGAACGGTTTATCAAGGGCTCGCAATTTCAAAAAGGGCAGGAGCCATGGAGCAAGGGATTGAAGGGGCTTCAGTTTAATAAGGCGACTCAATTTAAGAAGGGAAATATTCCACACAATACAAAATATGATGGCTGTATATCTCTTCGGCGACATAATAAGACGTTGACGCTTTATATTAGAATTAGCAAGGCTAAGTGGATGTTATTAAACAGATATAATTGGGAGAAGGTTCATGGCAAGATTCCACCGCGGCATATAATCGCTTTCAAGGATGGCAACACATTGAATTGCGACATTGAGAATTTGGTGCTGATGAGTAGGGCGGAGAATTCACATCGCAATAGGAATATTGAAAAAGAAGCGGCTACACGTCGGCGCTATTATGCTGAAGGAAGGTATTTGGATTTCGACCGCTACATCGCATATCGTCTCTACCCGCGTGATGCAAAGGCAAGAGCGGAAGCTTTGAAGCATCCTGAAATTTTAGAACTTAAAAGATTAGAATTAAAATTAGCAAAAGGTATAAAAGATGCTACAGGATAATTTACAACGAATGGTCGGGAAGACCTTCATCTACAAGGCACATCATCACAAAGTTTTATCGTTCAAAATCGATGGAGATATTGTCTGGCTGGTTACGGATCACCGATGGTTTAAGTTTTCAGTTAATGAAATGAAGAAGGAATTTAAAGAATTCTTGCCTGTCGATACTACCGATATAGTTAAACCCATTAATCTTAAAGCTTCTGCTGCGGTATTCGTGAATAAGGATGAAGTAGCTGAGTTGAAGTCCGAGATTATGAATAGCATCGAGAAGTTGAAAAAGGATGCCGATTATATCAAGCAGGCGAGTGCGATAAATAATTGCATAAAAACGCTGGTCGATATGGGAAGGTTGCAGGTGGATATTTTCAAGGCTTGTAAGGAGAAGTGAGATGTTAGGGAATAAAGAGAAGAGCGAATTGACGGCAAAGCATTTAGATGCGGTTAAAAGAGCGTGTTGTCATGTTTACGGTTCGGAAGAGAATTGGAAAATAATGGCGAATACGGGAGCGACCGATAAGGAGATTGACGAAAGGTTAAATCGGATATTCGGGCTGGGTGGCGGTATCAGTGGTCCGGATATTCAGTCGGTATGTTGGAAATCTAATCCACCACGTATTTGGTTTAGGAGGATTGCATTCGATGAGCACGATGTGGCGGGGAACAAATTAATCGGTATTGTTCGCCAAATTTTTCAAATAGATGAGCCGGGACAAATAAGTTTATTTGAAAGAAGTCATTAAAAATAATTAAGAGGTATGTGATGAAAAATTTAGAAGCTCAACTTATCGAGGAGGCAAAGAGATTATTTCCTTATGCTGAAAATGAACTGATCGCTGTGGATGAGTATGCCAAGCATACTCATGAAAATTTGCTAAAGCTTTATGACGCTAAGAATTACAATAAAAAGCTAATGCAAAAATATGAAAGATTAAAAATTAAATACGCTCGCTTAACAGAATTGCGTAAAGTATTGCAGAGGCAGGAATTTGAGATGGCGTGGTGAATTGAAAGATTTAAATAAAATATTGCTGAATAGGAGAGAAGCGGCTCATCTGTTGAGTTGTGATTATAGGAAATTTATAAAAATTTATGTCGACTCAAAATTGCTGACGCCGTTTTATCCGCCTGGTGAGAAGCGTCCGAGATTCTTCTACGAAGAATTGGCGAGTTTGCGAGAAAGAATTCGTGAGCGTGAAAGTTTAATTCATAAGCATCGGGAAAGAGTGGTAAGTCAACCGCGTGTCTTTGATTTTGAAGCGGTATCTAAAAAGATTTACAATGAAATGGGTATTGTATGAATTATTTGCTTATAGCAACGATTATCATCTTGCTTTATGCTGTTTACAGTTTCGTTCAGTTAAAGCGATTGTTTTTTCCGAAAAATAAAATTGCCAAGATGCAAGAGGAGATAGATAATTTACGCAAGGTGCTGGAAGTTAAGAATTCTAATAATTCAAATTTGAAGGAAGAAAAGGAGGAACAACTTTCTATGTTGGCAGATTTTAATGGTAATTTTTGGGCTGATTATTAAAAAATTAAATAAGGAGGAATTATGAAAATCACGAAAGTAAAGTTGCTGGAAGGTGGGGCTGGATTGTTAGTTCATTATCTTGAAAAAACGAAGGGTGGTGAAAAAACAGTCGAGTATAAACCTACGGATAAGGACAAGGAAAAGGGAACTGCCAGACCGGTTCCCGAGGTCATTGGGATTTTTACGGCGCTGGGAAAAGAGGCATGTCGTTTAACGGATTTGCCGGTAAGTAAGGAAGAGAAGAAAAAATTACTCGGAAATTTTGCAAAGTTTTTTGAGGTAACGGGTGTGAATTATTCTTACTCGGATACGACAGATGGATTTAAGTTGATTACGAAGATGAAACGTACGGAGTTAGATGGTCCGGTGTGTTACAACACTCCACTTGCTTGTTTAGAGGTTCATGATACAAAGTTAGCAGAGGGGTATAAAAAGAATATGGTAAGCAATGAAGGAAGGCAATTGCTGTTAGATTTGCGGGAGAAGGCTATCGGCTACATCGAGGGCGAACGAGACCAACGGGAAATGTTCGATAATGAGGAGGACGATGACTGATGCATTACAAAATATTTTTAAAAGGTTTGAACCGGCACATCACGGCGAAGTTGAATGAGAAATATTGCACTACAATTCTTGCGTTGAAATCAAAAAAGCATTTCATTCCACTTTCGCTCGGCACCGCCGGGTATAAGATGATTGGACTGACATTCTCACTGGATGACGGGAATCACGGATTGGTAGATTTTGAATTGCATAAATCTGTTAAGAGCATAGACGCGATTGAAATTGTGATTCAGATGTCAGAAAAATTACTAGATGAATTAAAGTAACGGAGGACTGATGCAAGTTGAACATTCATTTAATATTTATCTTGCGCAAGAAATTGGTGTGTCGAAAGCAATATTGCTGAAGCATATAGATTATTGGATATGTAAGAATGAAGCGAATAAAAAAAATCTTTACGATGGTAAATACTGGACGTATAATTCCGCACGTGCATTTAGCAAGATGTTTCCTTATTGGACTTCTAAAAGCCTGGGGCGATGGTTAATAGAACTCGAAAAGGATGGTTGGTTGATATCCGGGAATTACAATAAGCGAAAAGATGATAAGACAAAGTGGTACACGCGTGGAATAACGCTTGAAAAGTGGGTTAAAGATAATTTTAATTTGACTGTAAACAAGCGAAAAATCCTTGCCCAAAATGAGCAAGGCTCCGAGACCCTTGCCCAAAATGAGCAAGGCTCCGAGACCCTTGCCCAAAATGAGCAAGGCGTTGCTCAAAATGAGCAAGGCGTTGCCCAAAATGAGCAACCGTTACCAAATATAAACCAAATATATAAACCAAATAGTACAACAATAACTACTACTACTAATAATGATAAGATTAATTCTCCAAGTAATGTGAAAGAAATTGTAAATAATTTGAAGGATGTTAACGATAGAGGGAAGGTAATGGAGTTGGTATGGCAGCAGATATTACGAATGACAGGAATGCCAAGTACTTCGTTTAACCTCGCCGAGCAGGAACACTTGGAGAAGCATATTTACGGCGATAAGAGATTCAAGGTATCAACTGCATTGGCAATAGTTCTCGAGGCAATAGTAGCGTGGGCTATATCTGGGAAAGATAAGTTGAAGTATCCTTATTTGGCAGGGACGTCGGGAGATTGCAACCGTGGTATCATCGGAAATATAAAGCAGAAGTATTTGGATGAATATAATAAGCAACGAAAGCAGGAAGAGTTAAGGGAGTCAGATATAGAGAGAAGCAAGAAGCAACAACAGAATGAAAAATATATCGAGTGGGCAGTTGAGAAGATTAGAAAAATACTCACGATACACAGTAATAGTATCGGAGCCGATCACTTTGAGAGAATAAACTTTTTATTGAATAACAAGAAATATCTAACTGCACAAATAGAATTGCAACAACTCATCACCGAAGAAATAAGCTTAGAATATGAGAAAGCAGAGTGAAATAAATCGTACGTTAAAGCAAGTTGAATATGCGACTAAGTATTACGCCGGAACTATCGAGGGTTTAACGGTGCGGCAAGTTTCGCAATTGAAGGGATGCACAAGTTCGGCAGTTTATTCAAGATTAGATAATTTTAATATAATTTCAATGCATCCAATAAGACTAATCAATGATTTGGCGCTAAATAAATGGAGGCCACGGAGGAAATGCAAGAGAAGATTCAGATAATTATTAAAATTTTGGATGGGTCCTTCCCCGTATATTTCTATCGGGTAAGCGGGAAG